TTGTCCACGTGGCCATTTAATTCTAAACTCTGTGTTTTCATTTAAATCTTTCTCCATTATTTGTAACCTGGTGTCTGCAACATTAAGACGTTCAATCATCTGGAAGTAACCCATCGTGCCGAGAGCGACGATAATTATCAAACTGGCAACCGTCTTCATTGGCATCTGTACAGCTGCTGATTCAGATATGTTTAATGGTTTAGTCATTTGTAGGTTCTGGTAATTTAAAATCTTCCGGTGGTAACATTATATTTTTTGTACCCATAAATTTTTTATTTTTATGTTCAGGTAAGTTTTGATATTCATATCGTAAATCATCCCAAGCGCTACCATCAGGTCGTTCTTGATTTTCATCATTAATAACTATACCAGAGCATTTTGCAACCAGCAAATAGAAGTTTGGATTGTGTTTTAAAGTGGGGTTTTTATTAACTTTTCCACACATTTTCATTAATTCTAGCTGTTGTTTTAGTTCCATATTTTCTTGTTGAACATCTTTAAATCTGTCTGTGCAAGCTGATCCTAGATAGTGTCTATAAGTCAGACGTATGGACCTATCGTCAGAAGGGTTAGTATAATTATTATTAGAATTAAAGTGTCTATGCCTATACTCTGAGTCCCTCTGTTCAATTGATACGCTAACATCGCCAGTACTACAAGTATTAGTACCATTATTGAGATAATCATTTCTAGAATGTGCAGGTTTCATAAAACATAACAACACAAATAAAATAATTAATGAACCTGTAAAATAATAATTCATCCTGGCGATCTCCATGTTGCATAAATCCTTAATAGTTAATTTCTCTGTTTAAGTCTTTTATATCGTAAGTATGTTCTCTAACTTGATCAGCTAAAGTTCTATATAAATTTTCAGCCATCTGCCATGTAGCTTCAGCAGAAGATAATCTTGTGTTAATGTCTGTAATGTTTTTTTCTAGTTGACCAACATCTCTTTCAAGATTTGTAAGTCTTGTTTCATTTTGATTTATTGTGTCTGTAAGATTTACAATATAACGAACACCAGTAAATGTTCCGACTATAACCGAAGCCACAACCGGAACCATTACTATATTCTTTTTTAATAAATCTACTAAATTCATTATCTAAACCAATTTAAAATTCTCTTCCACCAAGAAATTTTAACTTTAGGTAGTTCAACGACACACTGACATCTTTTCTTTTCAAAATTACAATCTATACATATATTTAAACTCATTTTTTCTCCTCAATATTATAAAACATTTTATCAGAATCTTCTGTTATCCAATCAGATCCTTCACAGTCCCAATAAGTAGTTTGTACACTATAATCTGGCCAATCATTATCTGTTGTATAACTGTTTACATGCCAAATAATTCTGTTGTTTGGCTGCGCTGCATAATTACCGTTTTTTAACGCTAATATGTGTGCACACTTGTGCTCTTGCGGAATTTCTGAATGTTCCGTGTTTAGTATATTAGTCTCTGGATGTGCCCAGTCAATAGTAAATAAGTATTGACCTGGATAAAATTTTTTATCTTTTCCTAAAAATTTACCGTCTATACCAGCCAACCAATCAAAACAATGGACACTAGGATAATAACTAAAGCAGTTCCACAGTTGGAGTTGATCCACTCGCATATCAGGCACGTCTTTTCTTTCAAACTCTTTTTGAAAGAAGGCTGAAATAGGTAGTCTATAAAAGACTGCACCATTTGGTAGCATGCAATGAAATAAGATTGCACGACCTGTAATAGAGCTAAGACCAAAGATGACACAGTCACTAGACTGTCCTTTATTTTTTTTAAGATCATAGAGATACTCCCTTCTTATTTTACAATAAATCGGCGGTATGTTAGCATTTAAATAAGCCATAGTACATTACTTTATTTCTCCCCAATTAGGACCGGACTCGTAGTCTACTTTATTTGGTACTTCTAAGTCAACTGCATTTTCCATAATGATTTTTATTTTTTTAGCCTGTTGTTCTGACTCAATAGAAAAATCTAATTCGTCATGTATTTGTATATGAGAAAGATATCCGTTTTTATATAAATCAACCATTGCTCTTTTTGTCATATCTGCAGCTGATCCTTGAATTAATTTATTTAATGCTTTGTATGTAAAAGCTCTACGTGTTGGATTATTATGCCAATAATTTTTTTTAGGTTTACCATCTTTATCTTTAATTACATTACCTTCAAAATCTTTTAGTATTGGTCCCATTTCCTGTAATTCTTTCATACGTTCTTCATCTTCTGCTGGTATATATTTACCCCAATCACTACCTTTTAATATAGGTTCGTATTTTGGAAATCTGCAACGCCTTTCAAGTAATGTTTTTATTTGTCCTTTTGTTAAAGCTGCATTCATTACTTTATTCATTAACTGTTTTACAAAAGGAGCTTTGTCATGATATTTTTTAAATAACTCATCAGCTTTATCTTTTGTTAGATCTAATTCGTTCATTAATTTAGCTTTACCCATACCATAAAATAATCCAAGATTAATTGTTTTTGCTTGTGACCTTGGTATGTCTGCCATTTCAGCTACAATTCTATGAAAGTCTGTTGATGGATCATTTTCGTATGAGTCTGCAATATCATTTACAGAAGGTAATTCAAATTTTAATGCATAATGTGCAACAAGCCTTGGTTCCTGTTGCGAGTAGTCAAATGTACCCCACTTGCAACCCTCTTCAGGTATAAATAATGATCTTATCAAAGGCCCTGTATCCGGATCCCTAGCAGGGATCTGCTGCAAATTTGGATTTGAATAACTAAATCTACCTGTAACTGTACCACCATCATCAGATCTAATCTGATTAATATCTGCATGTATTCTACCTTTATATTCATGTTTAATTATCGAATCAATAAATGTAGTTCTGACCTTGTTTATTTTTCTAGCTTCTGCTATCATACGCACAACAGGATTTTTATGTGCAACAAGAAAGTTTTTAGTAAATGATGGCTCACCAGTTTTTTCAGTTTTCGAATAAGTTAAGTTTAATTTATCAAAAAGCGGTGCAATACTTCTTGCTGCCATTAACTGAATTTCTACTCCTGATTCTTTTTTTATTTGTAGTATTAAGTTTTCTTCTTTTTCTGCCAATTCTTTTTTTAATTGATTGGCTTTCTCAACGTCTACCCGCACCCCTAGGAAGCGCATATCGACCAGACAAGGAAACAAATCAGTTTCTAAATTAAATATTTTTTGCAAATCATCTTCAATAATTATTTTTTTAAATTTATTCCAAAGTTCTAATGTAAGTGATGCGTCTTGTTCCGCATAAGATCCAACTTCCATGGCAGGTAATCTCCACATATCTGCTTTTGCATCCAGTCCTCTTTCTTTTGCAGCTTCAATTAATCTAGCTTCATTCTTACCTTTGTTAAGATAAGTCCAGGACATTGTATTTAAAGTGTAAGAGAATCTATTTTCATCAATCAATGATGCAGCAATCATAGTATCTACTATTAAACCATTGATTTTTATACCTAAATTACGTATCCAACATACATCATACATAGCGTTATGAAATATTTTTGTAGATGGTGATTCGCATACATCTTTAAACCAAGATAAAACTTTTGTGCGATCTAGATTTGGACCTATTTCATGTGCTATAGGAAAATAACTTTTCCAACCATCAACAGCAACAGCTATACCTACAACTTCACCATTACCTATTATGGCTCCTGAACCCAGTTTCTTTAAGTCTGGATCACGTGTCTCTAAGTCAATTGCAATTTCTTCTGCTTTCCTTAGATCAGGATACTCTTTAGGCAGCAACCATTCTGTTTGCGGTATGATCATTTCTTTTTAAGATCTTTCATTGTTTTAATTTCCAATTCACAGTAATGAATTATTTTTTCTAGGTCCTGTATTCCCGACTTTTTCTTGTATCTACAAACATATTTTATAACGTTTCCCTGGAAAAAAGAAAGGTCATTCTTAGAAATAAATTCATAGGGTTGAATATAAAAGTCTTTGTAGTGACTCCCGCCTATTTGCTTATCTTGTGGAAACGCTTTATTAAACATATCCTTATCACTCATTTTAATACCTCCATTATGTTAATAACAAAAAATGTTAATGTTACAGTTATAAATATATCTGATGTAATTATTCTCATAGTTGATACCCCGTTCTTTTTATTTTTGCTTTTAGTTTATATAGGTTATTTCTTGCTCTTGTGGTTCCTACGTACCAGACTCTATGTTCTTCGTCATTTTTATCTTGACTGCGTTTAATAGATTTAAGAATTTTTTTTCCCATATCTAAACATAAAATTACGTTATCTTCTTCTCCACCTTTTGCTGCATGTATAGTGGACAACCATATTCTAGCATTTGTATTTAAATCTTCTTTATTGTCTAACATGTTTTTTATATATAATTTTTCTTTTTCATCCGCTTCAACAAAAGCATCAAACCAATCTTTATTTTTATTCCATTCTACATCACCGGTGTATTCTTTTATTTCTTTTATAATTTTATCTTCTAATTCCTGATGCCTGATCCAAAACTCGTAATTCATTGCAGCTTTATACATAGTCACTGCAAAACTTTTACCTTTATTAGTTTCATAATATAAATTTTTCTTTTTTAATTCTTCAGCTATTTTTATTTGTCTAGATATAGTTCTACTTAATATTAACCATTTACCTTTAGTTAAATCTACTTGATTTATATTAGCAATGGTTAATGATTCTCCTTCAAAATCTCTAGGTAAATAGTTTTTTTCCTTCCTTATACCTGCAATCTGCTCAATTGGCTTCTGAGACTCCTCCTGGACGGTTCTAGAGACACGTTTAGAATACTTTAAGACTCTTTCTTTAGCTGATTCTTTAATAAATCTTTTAACATCTGCACCAGCCCATACAAATATAGCCTGGTCATCATCTCCTGCAAGATATACATCTTCTGATTTTTCTTTAAACACATCAAATAGTTTCCATTGTAACGGTGATAGATCCTGAGCTTCATCTATAAATACTGCTTTGAATTTAGGAAAACTTTCTTTATCTTTAGATTTTATAGTTAGATCTACTAGATCATTAAAATCATATAAATTTTTAGCTTGTTTATATTTAATTAAATTATCACTTATATATTTTAAAGGTCCCCACAATATTTCTTTAGGATCATGTTCCCATAATCCATATTCTTCTTTTACAGTAATACATTTATTTACTGCTTTATGTATTAATTGAAAATAAGGATTATCACAAGTTAGGTAACTAACTTCTTCTTTGTTATATTTGTCTGCGTATTTTACTTTTACATTTATTTCTTTACCAAATTTTTCGTAATGATATGGCTGCATAATATCTTCCATATTTATATTTAAATAATTAAAACAAAAAGAATGAAGTGTTTGAAAGTATGGAATTTTTTTATCATCTGCTGGCATTCTTTGTCTTGCAACACCTGCAGCTTTTTTACTAAATGCAAAATAACCTATTTTATGTAGAGGTGTGCCTATTCTTGCATAAGCTTTAGCTCTGTTAATTAATCTATGGGTCTTACCGGTTCCAGGTGGTCCATAGTATTTATAAATCATACAATATCTTTTTCTGTTTCAAATTCTATTTCTTCATTTATATCTTCTTCTTTTTCAAAATATTTTAATGGTATTCTTAAAGTTTTTAAAGGTGGATATTGTTTATTATCAGAATCTTTCCCTGGAAATCTTTTGCTATGATCAAACGTAGCCTGTTCTTCTGGATTTTTACTAGGAAATAACTCTTTAATCATTATAGATGTTTTAGCTGATGGTTCCTTCCATTCATATGTTTTTAAATCATCATAAAATGAACTATATAAAAAATATGCATAATCATCATCTAATAATGGTCTACCACTTTTAAATGAATTATATTTTTTAGCTTCAGGTTCATTTATATATCTATGTAAATGTGATCTTAATATATCAGACGGATTAGTTCCTTCTGCAGGTTCTATTATTTCTATTTTAGATTTTTCAAATAAATTTTTTAATATTTCATAAAAATCATTAGCTTTTATTGTTGGTGGTACTACATGCACCTGCTCCATTAGTAACGCTCTTAATTCTTTCTGACTTTCTATTCTATGCACATTTTTAGCATGCACTTGTTTTGTTTGTCCTTCTTCATTCTCAACAGTAAAATACCACTCCGGTGTAGGTTTTGTATTTACTTTTTGCAATGCAGACAATGCTGGCCATACTGGTTTATTATCAGATATAATTCCAAATTTTCTTTTAACACACACAGATTTTACACACACTGGTGCTAGTAATGGGTCATTACAAGTATGACCTTTAGTATCTTTGCTCCAACTTTTTATCTTTTGATTAACGTGTATATCTGTCCAATTATTATCAAACTCAAAATATTTTCTTGCAGCCTCTATGACTTTATCTTGCCATTTGTCCGGATATTTTTTTTTAGCAAACACCATGTAATTATATAAAAATCTATCTCTACCATCTTTCATTAATTGTTTAGTTAATATTCCAAGACACGGCGGACCATCTACAAACTCTTCTCCACCACCAGATAATTCATCTTCAATAATTTTTTTCTGTATATCTTTTAATTGCGCTTCTGTTTGTGCATTAGCTGCAACAACTTTTAAAAACATATCCAGCTGCATTTCTTCACCATCTGGAAGTAATGCTTTTCTTGAAATATTATTATAAGGTAAATTTATAAAGTTACCATTAGTTTTATCACCATCAGCATTTTCTCCTAATGAAGTTTGTTTTGGAAATACCTCTGTAGTAATTGGAAGTTTAAATAAAAATAAAACCTGTTCTAAAAAATCTCTTATCATTTTTGTTTTTACAAACTCAGTGGTGAACACATATAAATGTAGTCCACCACTCTTCGATAGGACAGGTATTATCGGAAGCTTTTTTTCTTGTATAATCTCTAAGTAAAATTTTCTATCTATTGGATATTTATCTACATCAATTGCACCAAATCTAGCTTTACCTTCATCAGTACATGGTTGTATACCAATAGACTTAACACCAGATAAATGATCTAAATAATCTTGTTCAGTTACAGGTATTGAAGACCACTCATGTGGATATCTTTTTTTACCTGTTTCTCCGTCTACAAAACCTTCAGTTGTTTTGCATACTCCATAATTTCTTTTTAATCCTGTAAAATACTTTATGTATTCCTGCATTTATTCCTGTCCTTTTAATAATTTCTAAAGGCGCCTCCAGTCTCCCTTCAGCGCCTTTGTAGCTACATTCCCGAAGGGAATTAGATAATGTCTTTAGTATTTTTGTTTTCAACTTTATCATACTTAGGTTTAGCAGAACCTTTAGAAACTTCTTTCTGTAAATTCTGTGCCATAGTATAAGCTTCAGCATCCATACTTTTAGATACATCTAACATTTTTACTAATGACGGCTTATACACATGCCAGCTTTTATCACCCCAGTTTTTACCAACTGTTTTTAAGTTGAATACTGCAGTGTATGCTGCTGGTTGAAATGTACCTTGTGAATCTGTTATTCTCAAGTTAGCAATCAAGTTGTTTAACTCTCTACCTGGAGTTAAATTTGATGATCTCATGGCAATAACAGCTTTTCTAAACTCATTACCAACTATAGCAACCACATAGAAATACATAGTTTTTTCTACATAGTTTCCATTAGTTAATCTATATCTACCATTTTTTTCTTCAGTAGCATCTGCAGGTATCTCTAAATGAGTTCCTACTGGAGCAGCAGCACTGTCTCCTCTTTCTTGCCATTCCGGAAATCTGGTTTGAGTGTGAGCAACAACTACATCTAGTCCTTTTTCACCATCAATTAAATTTCCAAAACTAGCAGAATAGATCATTCCAGGTTTTGCACCTTCAACGTATTTTGCGTTTCTTGAGTTACACTCAGGTGACAATTGATGAAGAATTTTTAAAATCGGTGTTGATACATCATCCGATCTTAATTCTTCAGTTCCTTTACCTGAATCAGCTCTTAGGTTAATTGTAGACAATGCACCTGCATTATCTTTTTTTACGATTGTACTTTCTGTACTCATATATAACTCCTATTAGTTAATCGTTATTATTTATTTTTTAATTTAGTCTGACTTCCGTCAAACGTACTAAATAGATCAGAAGGGATCTCATTACCTTTTTCTTTGTAATCCTTCATCACTACTGTGAGTGAAGCGTGGTGAACCTTCTCGTCTTGAGTTGGTTCATAGCCACGCTCCCTCGCAAGGCCAGCATATTCGACAGCCT